TATTTGTTTTTGAGAATAGAAGCACAAATACGGACATCAAATTTGTTAAGCTAAACAATACGGATATAAGTGCTTACAAGGAAAGGTACAACGAGTTCACTATTGTAGTTAATAGCTACTTTAATACCTCTTTAAACGGGCAATACACCTACACAATTTACGAGCAAACAAGTACTACCAACACAGACCCGACAGGCTTAAACCTGCTTGAAAGCGGCATTATGGAACTCGAGGGTACAACTATATCATTCACGGAATACGAAACAACAAGCACATTCACAATTAGACAATAATGGAAATACAAGTATTGACATTTGCGGAAGCAAAGCAACCGGAATATAAAGAGAAAAAAGGCGAAGGGTATATGCAGTATGGTCAAAACAATGACTATCCGCAATACCTATTAGACCTATTTAACAAATCTGCAAAGCACAATGCTATCATTAGAGGCAAGGTAAACTACATTGTCGGAAATGGTTGGGCAGGAGAACAAGCGATTGTTCAAAAGGTTAATAGAGATGAGACCCTTAATGACCTAACTAAAAAAGTTGCTTTAGATTTAGAACTATTTGGCGGTGCTTATATCCAAGTTATTTGGAGTGTAATGGGCGGTCAAGTAGCGGAGTTATGGCATTGTGATTATACAAAGATTAGAACCAATAAAGACAATACTCAGTTTTGGTATAAAGAAGATTGGAAGGCTACACGCAACCAAGAAAAAGCTGAGATTTACAATGCGTTTAACCCTGCTAACCCACAAGGTGTGCAGATACTTTATGTAAAGGAGTATCGCCCAGGAATGAACGTTTATAGCCTTCCTGGTTATTTTGGTGCGCTTAACTATATCGAAAGTGATGTCGAAGTTAGTAAGCACGTTTTGGGTAATGCTCAAACAGGGTTTTCTGCAAGTAAACTTATTACTTTACCAAACGGAGAGCCAAGCCCTGACGAGAAAAGAGCGGTTAGCAGACAGTTCGACAATATGTATACGGGTGCAGACGGCAAGAAGTATTTACTTGCTTTTGTAAACGATGCAACTCGTAAGCCTATTGTTGATGACTTAGGCGCAAGTGATTTAACCAAAGAGGACTTCAGCCGTGTAGACGAGTTAATACAAACTAACATATTTAGCGGACATCAAATTACAAGTCCTGACTTATTCGGTATTGCTACTCCTGGTCAGTTAGGCAACCGCCAACAGATGCGTGATAGCTACGAAATATTTAACAATACTTATGTACGCTATAAGCAGATGCAACTTGAGGGAGTGTTTAATATGCTTGGTCAATATGCAGGTTTAACAGTTGAATTAAAGATTATTCCTACCGACCCTATTGGAATTGAGTTTAGTGAGAATGTTCTTATTCAAAATATGAGTAAGGATGAGATTAGAGAAATGTTAAACTTACCGCCATTAGAAGTTGATGCAAGTAACGAAGCACAAAGAGTTACAGATGGTATCGCTGCATTAAGTCCATTGGTTGCTAACAAGGTGTTAGAGTCAATGACTAAGAATGAAATTAGAGCCTTAGTGGCATTAAAGCCTACAATCGATGGCGATGTTATTTCTTCTACTATTACAACAGAAGAACCAATGTCAGCTGAGACAAGCGTAAACGAACACATAAAAGGTCTTAAGGGTAGAGAGTGGCAGAATATGCAACGCATCATTAGAGATTTTAACAAGGGTAAAATAACAAGGGAACAAGCAAGTTCTATGTTAAAAGGCGGATATGCTTTAAGTGATGAAGAGGTTGCTACTTGGTTAGGTGCTGAGGAATTAGAATTTAACGAAGCTGATTTTCAAGTTTTCTTTGAGTTCGGAGAAGATAGAAGTGCTTACGAAGTATTTAAAAGCAAAGCAAGATTTAACGATGATGCGGACTTTGAAATGTTTGCCGATGTATCGCAGTTACAATCTAATATTTTAGATTTAATTGTTAAAGACAAGCGTATTACTCCAGAGGTAATTGCTGACACTTTAAAAGAAGATGTAGGTGCGGTTAAGCGTGTTATTGATTTATTAATTGAGAAGGGGTTTATTAAGACAAACGAAATAAAGCAAGGTAAAGGGATTGATAGTAACGTTATTATCGAAAGGAAACTTACTGCTCCTATTGGGCAGATTGTTGAAGCTATAAAGCCTCAAACTACTCAAATATTAATTCGTTATTCTTACGAGTGGAAAGCAGGTTTTAACGATGGCGATTTAGATACAAGTAGACCTTTTTGCAAGTACTTAGTAACCGCTAACAAGTTTTATAGCCGTAGCGAAATAGAAATGATGAGTGCAAGGCTTGGCTATTCTGTATGGGATAGACGAGGGGGTTGGTATACTAAGCCAGGAACAAACACACATTCTCCAAGTTGCAGACACGAGTGGAAGTCAAACATAGTTAAAAGAAAATAAGAAATGAGCTTAAACACATTATTCATAAGCGTACAGAATATTAAAGACAGGTCTGGCTTACACGCAAACGTAGACGAGAAACTTGTACTTCCTGAGATTAAGACCGCACAAGATATGTATATCTTACCTGCGCTTGGTAGTGCTTTATACAACCGATTACAAGCAGGTATTACGGCAAACAACTTGAACGCTAACGAGGTTATCTTATTAGACCAATATATAGCAGATACTTTAGTGCATTATGTACTTAGTGAGTTGCCAATGGGTTTGTCTTATCAATTCTATAATAAAGGATTATTAAGAAAGAGTGGCGAGAATACCGAGAACCCTTCTATGCAGGATATGATTGACGTGGCGAATAGATACAAGGCTCGTGCGGAGTTCTACAAGCAAAGAATGATTAAATACCTAAAAGAATATTCAACACTTTATCCTGAGTACCTAAACCCTGGAAGTGGCATTGATGCAATACACCCTGAGAACGATGCTTATACAACGAGCATTTGGTTAGGCGATTTTGATTGCTGCGCAGGTAAAAGCTTCGAGGAACTATATCAAGGAGACAAAGGGTGTAGCACTTGTTAAATATGAGCAAAGTAACAACAATAAAAAACCAAAATAAGCTTCGTGTTTATTTAGAAAAAATTAAGAATGAGCCTGACGTTAAACCAAATAGTCAAACAAATAACAACACTCGGAAGCGACCACGAACAAATTAACTTTGTTTACTTCGGTGATGTGTGGGAACGTTTAAGCAATGGCGAGGTTACTTACCCTGCTATGTTCTACACTTTAACGGGTGCGACTATAAACGCTAAAAATATTACCTATAATTTTAGCCTTTATTTTATGGACAGAATGTTAATGGAAGAAACAAACGAAACCGAAGTACTAAGCGATATGACTTTAGTAGGTCAAGACATAGTTGCACAATTAAGATACCCTAAAGCTATTTGGGAAATAGGCGATACCGCTCCTTTGACTTACTTTACCGAGAGCGACCCAGATTATCTTGCAGGAGTTAAGATAGATATTACAATGGAATTACCTTACTTAAACGATAGATGTCAAGTGCCATCAATATACCAATACTAAGATGATAGGAAAAAAGATTAACCAATTAGCGACCGAGTTAGCACCAGTTAGTACCGATTTAACTATTATAGGCGACCCGATTAGTGGAGTAAGTAAGAAGATTACACTTGCTCAATTAGGTGCGATATTTAGCGGTGCGGTTTCGTTTTATACTAACCTTGCAGGGTTTCCTGCAACGGGCGATATTAATGTGATCTATTGTGCTAAAGACACGCAGAAACTATACTTATGGAGTGGTTCGGCTTATACCGAAGTTTTCCCTTCACAAGCTTTATTAGATACTTACCAATTAAGAAGTGAAAAGGGCAACGCTAATGGTTATGCTTCTTTGGATAGTGGCGGTAAAGTTCCTATTAGTCAATTACCAAGTTCTATTATGGAATATAAAGGAACTTGGAACGCAGCTACTAACACGCCTACACTTGCAAACGGAACGGGCGACACGGGAGATGTTTATATTTGTAATGTAGCAGGAACAGTAAACTTTGGCGCAGGTCCTTTAACTTTTGCGGTTGGCGATTATGTGATTTATTCAGGTTCTATTTGGCAGCGTTCAAGTGGTGCGGTGGGTACAGTTACAAGCGTAGCATTAACAGTTGGTGGCGATGCGATAAGCGTATCTGGAAGTCCTGTAACAACATCGGGAACTTTAGCTTTAGCGTTTAGCGGTACTACATCACAATACATTCGAGGTAATGGTACACTTGCTACCTTCCCTTCTTTAACGGGTTTTGTTCCGTACACGGGGGCGACTGCAAACGTAGATTTAGGAACGCACACTTTACTTGCTAAAAATTTAGTAATTAATCATTCAAGCGGTAGCGGAGTTGCTGCATCAATTACTAAGGGCGGTAGCGGAGAGGCTTTAACTGTTGTTAAGAGTTCAGGAAGTGGCAACGCTGCATCTATTACGGGTGGTGTTACTTTACTTGATGAATTACATTTAAATACTGATTTAGCCGATGCCTATATTGCAAGTGCTACTAATTGGAACGCTGCATACAACGATAAAATAAATAGTGCTGCGGTAACGGGTACTACAACAAAGACCTTAACACTTACACAACAAGACGGGGGAACAATAACGGCTTCTTGGACTGACGATAACACCGATGCGGTTACTTCTGTTTTCGGTAGAACGGGAGCAGTTGTGGCGGTTAGTGGCGATTACAATACAAGTCAAGTTACTGAAAATACAAACCTTTATTTTACGAATGCTCGTGCTATTGCAAGTACCTTAACGGGTTACACAAGCGGAGCAGGTACGATAACTTCAAGCGATAGTATATTAAGTGCGATACAAAAGTTAAACGGGAATATCGGTGCTTTAACTACGGGTGTATCAAGTGTAAACGGGTTAACGGGTGCGGTTACTTTAACAACAAGTAACATCGCAGAAGGTACAAACCTTTACTACACCGAGGCAAGAGTAAACGCTAACACAAACGTAGCAGCGAATACGGCAGCAAGACACAACGCAGTAACAATAGGAACGGCTAATGGTCTTAGTTTATCTACTCAGGTATTAAGTTTAGCTTTAGCATCAGGTTCTACAACGGGTGCTTTATCTTCTACCGATTGGACTACGTTTAACAACAAGCAAAACGCTTTAACTAATCCAGTAACGGGAACAGGTACTACTAACTACCTACCTAAGTTTACAGGTGCAAGTACAATAGGGAATAGTACTTTACAAGAAGTATCAGGCAATTTAGGATTAGGAGTTACACCGAGTGCTGATATTTGGACATCGTTTAAAGGCATTCAAATAAATACTTGGGGCGGTGGTATTTTTAGTGGAAGCGCAGTTACAAATTTTGTTCATAATAATTACTATGATGGAACAAATATTAAATATTTTAGAAATGGCTCTGCTGCACTATATCAACAAAATGGAAATATACACGCTTGGCATACTGCTCCTTCAGGAACGGCAGGTAACGCTATATCCTTTACCCAAGCTATGACGTTGGGTTCTAATAGTGGACTATCTATTGGAACAACATCGGCAGCACCTGCGCAAGGATTGTTGGTGCAGGGGGCGGTAACAACGGGTATATTTAATCAAAACACACCTGTATTTTTTTCAACAGATGGAACAGATAATTCACCTGCATTAACTATTTTCAAAAATACTACCACAGGAACAAGAGAAGTTTTTAGGGTTCAAAGTTTTGTTATAAATACAGGAGTTGTTACAGTTGCTTCTATTAATGCAGCAGGAGCAGCTACATTCTCTAACCTTGCAGGCACAGGAACAAGAATGGTTGTTGCTGATGCAAATGGATTATTGTCAACTCAAGCAATAGGTAGTGGTTCAATAACAGGTAGTGGTACTACCAACTACCTACCTAAGTTTACAGGAAGTACAACGGTGGGGAATAGTCAAGTGTTTGATGATGGTGTAGCAGTTGGCATAGGAACTACAACTCCATCTCCTTTAATTGCTGGTTCTCGTACACTTGAAATATCTCAAGCAGGTGATAATTTTCCTGCATTAAACATTTCAAGAACAAGTGGCATTTCTTACACAAATGTTAATTGGAGATTATTTTTATCAAGTGATGCTAGTCTTCATTTTAGACAAAATTCAACTGATAGGTTAATTTTATCCGCTTCAGGCAATTTAGGATTAGGAGTTACACCGAGTGCGTGGAGTATTACTCCTGCATTACAAGTAGTAAGAGCAAGTATATATAATCAAGGTGATGATGGTACATATATAACATCAAACGGATACTTTAATGCAGGTTGGAAGTATATAGGTGCATTTACTGCTACTCAATATATAATGCTTAGTGGGCAACATAGATGGTTAACAGCCCCTTCAGGAACGGCAGGTAACGCTATATCCTTTACCCAAGCAATGACGTTAGATGCGAGTGGTAGATTGTTTGTAGGTTTAACAAGCGGTTATTCAAATGGTGTAACTATTAAAGGTGCTTCCGATGATTATGCTTTAACTATTGCACAAAGTAATGCCTCAAATGCAGGTTGGGGGCAATGGGCAGATACAAGTGGTAACTACAAATTAGCACGTTATGGCGGTGGTTCTTATAGCAGTCCTGCTTTAACAATAGCATTGTCAGGAGCAGCTACATTTAGTTCGTCAATTACTACAAATGCAACAAGTACATTTTCTAATGCTTCAAGTTTATCTGCAATATTTTCAAATGGTGGGGCTGTTAATAATTACAATAGCATTGAATTAAGAGGTGGAACAGCAGGAACATCAGTAAACTGGCAAATAAGTAAAGACAATACATTAGCGAATGGTTTTGAATTAGCACCTTCAACAACAGCAGGTGGAACTACTTATGGAAGCTCTGTATTTAAAATATCAAGTGCAGGAGCAGCTACATTCTCAAGTAGTGTAACTGCGACAACAGGAATATTCAGCATATCAGCAGGTAATCCATTACAAGTTTACCAAACAGCTGCAACAAATAGTACTACAGCAACCATTAGACAAACAGGTGCAGGTGGGAATGGCAATAATGATATTGGGTTAGTAGTAGATATTCAAGCTGCTACTGATACTGACAGAATAGTAAACTTTAGATATTTTGATGGCACAAATTATAATAGCAGATTCACTGTTCAAAGAGGTGGTAACGTAGGTATAGGTACTACTGCTCCAAATTCATTATTAGAAGTAAACAGAACAATTACATTTTCAAGCATTGATACTTACGCACAATTAGTAGTAAAAACAACAAGTGGAGCAAATGGTAAATTATTAAACATAGGTGTTGATGAAACTAATAGCGTATCCTTTATTCAATCATTAAATAGAGGAACAGATGTTATGCCTTTATCACTTCAAAGATATGGTGGAGCAGTATTAATCGGAACAACAACAGAGGGCTTTTTAGGAAAACTACAAGTAGCAGGAAGTGTTGCAATCACAGGTCAATATAATACAGTATTGCCTTCAAGTAGCTTTTCTTACTTTGATGGTTCAGGTCAAGTAGTTTCATCTTCATCAAATGCAAGTGCATTATACCTTGATACAACTTGGAACACTACGGGCAACCCAGATGGTATTTACTTAAACGTAACTAACACGGCAAGTGGAGCATCTTCTAAATTATTGAATTTAAAAGTAGGTAGCGTTTCTCAGTTTAGCGTAAGCAAGGCAGGTGCAATACAAACAACCGCACCAAGTTCTGGTAGCGCACAACCTTGGAAACTTGGAAGCTATGCAGCAGGTGGAACTGGAACTGCCACAGGAGTTATTTACATAGAAATTAATGGACAAATTTATTCAATCCCTGCATTACAAGGAACACCTTAAAATAAAATAAAAATGGCATTAGAAACAAAATGGCTTATTAGCCAAATGGACACCGCACCAAGCGAAGATGGTTTAACCGATGTAGTAAAAACAGTACATTGGAGATACGAAGGTAAAGACGGAGAATACACCGCAGAAGTTTACGGAGCAATGGGCTGCGCTACTCCTTCGGAAACCGACTTTACTGCTTACGAAGATTTAACTTACGAGCAAGTATGCGAGTGGTTAGTTGCAGGTAACAACGTAGAAGCTATGGACTTAAACTTAGCTACACAGATTGAGAACCTTAAAAACCCCCCAATCGTAAATTTACCTTTGCCGTTTAGCAATCCACAATTATCTTTACAAACAAAAACAAACTATGAAGAACAAACAACTGCTCCAATTAGTGAGCAACCTTAATGCCGTAATCGGTAGCCAAGAAACTAAGACACAAAAGAAGCTCGTTAAAATTTACGAGAAGGTTAAACAACATCACGAGGACTATCAAGCCGAAGTTGAAATCTTGCGTTTAGACAATGCGCAGACAGACGATAAGGATTGCTTATTACTTGATGACAAAGGAAATTACAAA